GCTTGTTTTATGTGAAGTTGATTACCATTCAGGAGTTCCTCATGAAACTAATTCCCGAACACATCTTTCCTCTTTGGTTGATGACCACCCAGGAATTCTAGTTGGATTTGAACAGGAATTTACTCTCATTAATCCTGCTGATCAGGAACCCTTAGGTCTTTTGTTGTCTCCTAGTGCTCAGGGTCAGTATTATTGTGGTGCTGGTTGTATGAATATTATTGGAAGATTTCTTTTAGATGAGCTTGAAGAAGCGTGTATAGCAGCAGGCATTGAACTTGATGGAGTCAATGCGGAAGTAATGCCAGGACAGTGGGAATTCCAAACTAAACCACAAGATCCTTGTAAAGCTGCTGATGATTTGTGGGTAATCCGATATATTTTAGAAAGGTTATCAGAAACTAAACCTGTAATAGTTTCTTATGATCCCAAGCCTCATGAGGATTTTAATGGGGCAGGGTGTCATACTAATCTTTCTACTCATTTGACGAGAAATGAATTTGGAGATGCCCAATTTAATTCTGTGATGAGTGCTTTAGAAGAAGATCATGACGAATATTTACATGTTTGTGGAGAGGGGTATGAAAGGCGTATGACAGGAGATTGTGAAACTCCTAAGCATGATGAGTTTACGTGGGGAATAGGGGATAGAGGGGCCTCAGTTAGAATTCCTGAAAGAGTGTCGCGTGCTTGTGCTGGTTATTTTGAAGATCGCCGACCTTGTGCTAATGTAGATCCTTATAAAGTACTTCATTCATTAATTTCTTCTGTAGCCAAATCTAATGTTTTGTAATTAAAAATGAAATCCAGCATAATAGTTATTGATGATTTTTATAAAAATCCTGATCCAGTTAGAGAGTTGGGGCTAAGACAGGATTTTAATGTTTCAGGAAATTATCCAGGTCTACGAAGTAAACCTTTTAAAAGTGGGGGGGTGAAAGAAGCTTTGGAATTTTGGTTAAGAAGACCTATAGAGGAAAAATCGTGGAATTCAATTGATTATAATGGGGCATTTCAATATGCTACTAAAGATGCTGTTACGTGGATTCATTGTGATAAGTTTAATGAATTTGCTGCCGTCGTGTTTTTATCTCCTAATCCTTCCCCGCATACTGGAGTAGCTTTCTACCAACATAAAGAAACAGGAGATTATAGGTGGAACGATGAAACAGGTTCTATGTTAGATAATAAAGGAAGTGCTTGGGATGAGTGGGAAGTAGCCGATAGAGTAGAAAATAGGTATAATCGTTGTGTAATATTTGATTCTCAACTGTTTCATGCAGCAGAAGGATATTTTGGGGATAATCTGGAAAATGCTCGTTTGTTCCAAACTTATTTTTTTGATCAACATAAAAATAAATAACGACAGGGATATAGTTTCTATAATAAAGCATGAACAAAGATGTATTGAAGCGTTTAAAAAACGCTGGATTGTTATCGGAACAAGCCCCCGATCTCGGGTTTGTAAGCACAGGGAGCTACGCTCTTAACAAGATTATTTCAGGGGACTACACCAAGGGTATTCCTATTGGAATGATTACTCAATTTATCGGGGAGTCTAGTACAGCTAAAACTGTATTTGGTACTCACATTCTTAAAGAAGCACAAGCTCAGGGTTACTACTCTGTGATGGTGGATAGTGAAAATGCTTATAACCCTGAGTTTGCTATGCATCTTGGAATTGACCCCAAGGAATTGATTTATTCTTCTCCTGAAACTTTGGAAGATTCTTTTCAAGTTATTGAGGACACGATCAAAGCTATTAGGGAAACAGACAAGGATACTCCCATTGTGATTGTGTATGATAGTATTGCTGTCTCTCCTTCTAAGGCGGAATATGAAGCTGAGAATTATGATGGGAACAACATGCAGGGTGCAATTAGAGCTAAGTCTACGGGTGCGTGCTTGCGTAAGATTAATCCTATCTTGCGGATGAAGAAGGTGGCTTTAGTTATCATCAACCAGATTAGAAATAAGGTGGGTGTAATGTATGGGAGCCCTGACACAATGGCAGCAGGAGGTAAATCATTAGAGTACTACCTGGGTGTAAATTTGAAGTGTATTTCAAATAAAACGAGTGATCTAATTAAAGATGACAACAAGAATGTCATAGGGATTCAAGGAAAACTACGCAACACTAAGAACAAGTGTTCCATCCCTTTTAGGGAGTGTGAGTTTGAGTTAATGTTTGATGAGGGATTAAATCCTTATGCAGGGGTACTTAAGCTGATGGAAAATGATGGACTCGTAGAGCGTAACGGTGCATGGTATAATATAGCGGAGTCTGGTAAAAAGTTTCAATCTAAGGAATTTATAGAGTTGTTGCAACCCCCTGTAGATCAAGGGGTTACAACTCTCGCAAAATTTTTAAGCAAGTAGCTTGACAAAGCTTCGCAAATTTGCTATAATAGGGGGCGAAAGGAAGACATCAGCCATGCAAGAAGACAAAACATTTGAGATCTTGTCGAAGATGATTGATGACGCTTTCTCTACCCACTACACAAAGGAAAAAACTATGCAAAACCAAGCAGAGATGCAACAGGAAGTTGTCACGGAGGTACCCTCCTCTACATATGAGTCTATCGAAGACTACAAAGCCAAGACTGGCAAGCGTTTCCGTATGCTTAAAGAACAGAAAGAACGTGGACTTACCCGCGATGAAGCTTTTGCGGAGATTTTTGGAGCAAACTAATGATTAAGAATGAAGAACTATTGCGTACTTACGCCCCTGCGGCCTTTGCTACGGCACCTGAGAATGGTCGCGTGTCAGATCGCTACTCCTTCCTCCCTACCACAGACATCCTTGAGATCCTTCAGGATGAGGGCTGGACGGCTTGGAAGGCCGAACAGGTACGCGCACGCACCTGGAGCAAGGAGCACGCCAAGCACATCATCAGGCTGCGTCACAACGACCTCGATATGGATTCGTTCGGCGTGGGGGATTCGTTCCCTGAGATGCTTTTGATTAATGCTCACAACGGTTTGGGTAGCTACCTTCTTCGCGGAGGTGTGTTCAGGATGATTTGTTCGAATGGTATGGTAGTTTCGGAAGAGGATTTCGGAAGCATTCACATTCGTCACATTGGTTTCCAGGCAGAGCAAGTGCAAGATGCATCACGTAAGCTTGTCATGAATGCTACTAAACTGTCGGACAAGATTAATACGTGGAAGACTATTGATCTCGATCCTAAGGCTCGCATGAGCTTCTTTACGGATGCAGCACGCATTCGCTTTGGTGAGGACACAACTGAGGATTTGGTGCAGGAAGTTTCTAGATTCCGTCGTACTGAGGATCAGAGTAATGACCTTTGGACTACGTTCAATGTAGCCCAAGAGAACGTTATTCGCGGAGGTTTCCGTAACGGAGCTACGCGAAGAATGGTTCGCCCCATTACAAACATCCAAAAAGATGTGAAATTTAATTCAGAACTGTGGGACTTGGCTAGTAAATATAGTAGAGAGTTTGTTAGTCTCAATTAAATAATAATAGGGGGAGGGATAATTTCCTTTCCCCCTAATTTCATTATGTCTAGAAATTACGATCCCAAAGAACCTTTGCATGAAGGACCAGACGGAACGTATATCACCGTTTCCCAAATGCAATTTTATTTAAACCGTAGACACGGTTTAAAAAAGTTTCAAAATGCACATCCAGAGTTCCTGGAGTATTTTAATCTGTGTAGAGTGTATAATTTAGTGTCGGATACTATGGATTCTGACCCTGAGTGTGCTATAATGTATTGGGACGATAAGAAAAAAGTAGTGTCCTTCGGCTTTCCAAATAAGGGTAAGGTTGCAAGAAAACTTAGTCGCATTCGAAATGTGAAAACCTTTATTTATGAGGAAGAAGATGATGATGATGATTGGGAAATGTTTAGCCAACTCGATTGGGATGATGAATAACCATGGGTAGAACACATAGACATGATAAAGAGTGGCGACCTAAACTCGTTAAGAAAAAGGATAAGTATAAACCACAGCAGACTGATTCAGTAGACTGGTTCAGGACTGATCCTTCACTGTATGAAGAAGTATATGAAGAAGATGAAGAAGAACACATCTATAAGACCCGCAATAAAGATCCTAGAGGACTTTAATCCTGTTGTACCTTGTGCGTGGCTACCTGATCATGAGATTAGACGAAAGGAATATGTAGAAATGATTACTTCCTTCGTTCAAAAACATTTAAAGGAGAAATGGGATGCCAAGCCCTTACATTCTGAAGAATCCTCCGATAGATCCTAACCGACTACAGAAGATTTGTAAAAAAGTAATTGATGAAGCTAATGAAGATAGAAAATTTGCTCTAGAGACCCATAGGTTCTTTAGACAAATGTTAGATGACAACCCTCAAGATGCGTCAGCAAAAAATTTGATGGTAGATTGTCTTAAGCTTGCTCAAACATCCAAGACTAGTATTCTTAAGGTTATAGACCTTTTGATTAAACTAGAAACAAATCAAAGTAAGGGTACAGGAAATGCGGATGTTGATTCTTTGTATTCACAACTCGATAACTTAACTGACTAAATGAGTGACCTAAAATTTTATAAAGTAATTTGTGATGAGATCAACCTAGTTCTTCTCATCAAAAAACTTTCTATGTCTGAGGAGCGTCGTGCTTACTTTTCTGTTAAAAAGAAAATAAGTGAGCTGGAGAACCCTATTACTATTGAGAGTTACATTACTCACATAGTTAAAAACTTTCTTCATAACCCCGAAGATTTCTTTAAGAATTTACCAAAAGAAGATGCTGAGAAGTTAGCTGTACTCCAAGCAGTTTACAAATCTATTATTGAGGCATATCCTCCTTTTGATTTGAATTTTGTTTGTGCTGATATTAACAACGGCACTTACCTTGAAGATGTACAAGAAGCTATGGGTGCTATGCTTGCACAAGCTGCGGCCATGGAACCTCCTCCCACAAGCTTGAAGTCTATTCAGACTTTGAATGATGTAAGTGGTCTTGATAAGTATATCAAAAAGAATTTGGTGGGGCAGGATGAAGCGGTATGTAGGGTAGTTAATAACGTCAAGCTCATTGCCAGTGGTTTGTATAAGAGTGCATCATTCTTTTTTATTGGACCAACGGGTGTAGGTAAAACTGAGCTAGCACGACTTCTAGGACAAAAGTATAGTGGTAACTTCTGGAAGATCAATTGTGCTGAATATTCTGGTTCACATGAGTATGCCAAGCTTATTGGTTCCCCTCCTGGTTATGTGGGGCATTCTGATAAGAGTTTGATGGCTGATAAAGCTGAGAAGTCTAACAAGTGGGTAATACTCTTTGATGAGATTGAAAAGGCTCACACTAAGTTTTATGATTTCCTTCTTTCCCTCCTTGATGAGGGGACATGTACAGATAATATGGGGAGGGTCTTAGATTTTTCTGAGTCTATCTTTATCTTTACTTCTAACCAGGGGGTATCCAATATCAGATTGGGGAAGAAACTGGGATTTAGTGATAAGAATGTGTCAGTGTCAGGTTCACAAGAGGAAATTAAACAGTCTGTTAAGAAGAATTTTCCTGCTGAATTCATGAATAGGATTGACAATTACATATTTTTTAATACATTAGAAAGATCTCACTTACGTAAAATTGCTACACTAGCTCTAAGAAATATACCAATTAAACGATATAAAGCTTTGTTAGATTTCATTGTAGATAATGGATATTCAGAGGAGTATGGAGCACGCCACATTAAACGATTTATTAAGAATGAAGTAGCCACAGTTATTGCTCAAACCCTTTTGGAGCGTAACCTCCCTAAAAAGAAGGGAGCTTTGTACACTCCTAAGATTGTGGACGATAAGCTAACTCTTGTAGGGTTACAGAATGAAGAAGATACAGGGAACCAAGCTGCCGTGTGACGACGTAATTAACTGGCTTGGAATTTCGCTACCTACCCTCTCTAAAGAAATTTAGAGAGGGTTTTTTATAAAAGTCTTAGGGAAGAACCTATTATAGTATACTGGCCCGTAGCTCAGTCGGTAAGAGCATCCGTCTTATAAGCGGAAGGTCACAGGTTCAATCCCTGTCGGGCCTACCAGATAATCAATAACATAAGGAGTTATATTATGAGTGAAAAAATGGAAAAGTATGTGGCGAAAGCTTTAGAAGGTTACGAGGCCAATTATAAGGCTATTTCAGAGGCAATTACTCAACTGGAAGTGCAGTTGAAAGATTTCAAGAGACAACAAAAAGAGATGACCGAAGGTATCACTGAGATGAAGGATATTCTTGGTTTAGAAGATGAAGATGCTTTAGAAGGTAATGCAAAGCCTACAAATCTAAAGATTGTAAACGATGGTGCGCCTGTCGATATGGAGTAAGGGTAGGCAGTGAACCTTTCCCAGGTAGCTCAATTGGTAGAGCGTCGGACTGTTAATCCGTAGGTTGTAGGTTCAAGCCCTACCCTGGGAGCCATTTTTAATTTAAGGAGTATGATGAACGGCAGATTGATTTACGGGTATTTTCAAGATGAGAAAGATGCACAAGCTCATCTTGAAAAGATGGCCCAGGGGGATAAAGGAAGTAAGAAATCTTTTGTCTATCGTTGTGAAAAGAGAAATCGTCCTAAAGAAGGGCGCAAACGTTGGATTGCATATAGACTAATGAGTAAGGAGTAACTATGAGTTTAGATAAGAAGATGAGTGACATTAGTGTTCTTCTTGATTCTATTGCTTCTAGCATGAATGACTTGGAGGATAAGTTTGAAGAGGTTCAAACAAACTATGATCTTACTGAAGAATCTGTGGATCTATTAGAACGTCTATCGGAGTATGCGGTAGATGCTATTCTAGGGTTTCAACGATTTCAAGACGACTTCACAGAAGAGTATCGCTTCGTAGAAGAAGAATGTACGGAATGAGGGACGGTAGCCCAACTGGCAGAGGCATCGGACTTAAAATCCGTACAGGTGTGGGTTCGACTCCCACTCGTCCTACCATCTTCTGATGTATAAACCTCTTCCCAAATCTTTAACTATCGGACCTTCAACCATTGAAGGTCTTGGGTTATTTGCCACTGAGAATATTCCTGCTGAAACTAATTTGGGAATTTCCCATTACTTGGTAGGAGAGGAAATTAGAAGGACGCCGTTGGGAGGTTTCTATAATCATGCTAATGATGCAAATTGTTATACTCAAGTTTTAGGAGATCGTGTTTATTTAATAACTAAGAGAATAATAGAGTCTGGAGAAGAATTAACTATATTCTATAAAATATGCCCATTATAGGAATTACGCTCTAAGGGCCTCATTTTCAAAGGTACTAGGACACCTATACCATACAAAAAGTCTCTTAGAAACGATCCTGAGGCTCCAATGGAGAAATACTTAGATGGATTATTCAGATATAGGAAAAAAAGTAGGAAAACTCGTAACTGACAAGAATGCAGCCTATGGTGATTCTTTTGGGAAGAGTGGGGAGTGTTTAAGGCAAATGTATCCTAATGGTATCAAGCCCGACCAGTATGATGATCTCCTTACCCTTGTAAGAATCTTAGATAAACTATTTCGCATAGCCTCTAATCCCACTGCATTCTCTGAAAATCCTTACCAGGACATCGTGGGCTATGGACTTTTGGGTATGCGACGGCACGACACTAAATAATAAGTGACGTTTCGAAGACGAGGGGCTTGACATCCCCTCTCAACTGTGATATAATAGGTGCATGGCCCAGAAATCTAAGATCAAGCGTGGAGATAAACTTGAGGTTTATCGAAACCTACATAAGAAGTGCTTCTCTGTGAGGCGCAAGGGTAAAGTTATAGAGTATGTATATGATTCAGGAATGCATCGTAGGCGTGTTGAGCTTTATCTTATTAACGCACAGTTTGTAGTGCAGCCAGCAGGGAGGGAAAGAGTGAGGAGAGAGAAGAGGAAGAATGTACACGCATTCGTTAGAGGGACAGCAATGCCTTTTGGGGGATTGCAGAGGAAAACTGTCATTACCCACTGTACAAAGAAGATCACCTACAATCCATACACCATGGATACATTTCAAGACCTGGATGGTAACGCGGTTACTAACGTTAAAGAGGTATACATTTCTCAAGGTGCGGTTTATATCAGATGGTAAAAGAACTCACAGTTGAATTGACATTCTCTTGGACTTTCACTCAAAAGGAGTGGAAGGAAGAGAAAGAATTTCTTGAAAACATTAAGGACAATCCTCGTATTATATTGGGAGCAGATTTGTATAATACTTTTCATTGTTTGAATGATATTACTGCTCCAAAACTAAAAGACATAAAGGTTACAAATGCTGACAACTGACCAGTGGACTAAGATTGATCAAAAATATGGGATGCTGATGCACAAGATCAGCCATCAAATTAGTGGGGATATAGCCACAGCTTCATTCGATGATAACCTCCAAGACATTCGTCTTGCAGCTATGGAAGCTGTTATGGGGTTTGAAAAGCAGAATGATGGAGCTAACGGCACCTTTGATGAGTTCTGGGAGTCCAAGGGTTTTGATAAGTATATCAAGACATGCATGTGGACCAAGAAAAACAATAAGGGTGCGAAGATCACTAAGAAGTCCCCTATTTTGAAGGGGACAGTC